CACGTACTAACACAGTAACAATTGCTGCTACAGATACAATCACTTCTGCTAACATCCGTAAGGCTGTTGCTAAGTTGCGTTCAGGTCTGTCAGTTCCTCGCAAGGGCTCACTCTACTGGTGCGGTATTCACCCAGAAGTTTCACACGACCTTCGTGCTGAGACTGGTGCTGGTGGATGGCGTATTCCTCACGAGTACAACCAAGGCGAAAACATTTGGGCTGGAGAAATTGGTTCATACGAAGGAGCCTACTTTGTAGAGTCTGCTCGTATGTTCAAAGATACTGACGGTGCTTCAAGCGCCCAGGTATACCGCACAATTCTTTGTGGTAAGGAAGCATTGGCTGAAGCCGTTGCTGAAGAGCCACATGTAGTTATCGGTCCAGTCATCGACCACTTGATGCGTTTCCGCCCAATGGGCTGGTACGGCGTTCTAGGCTTTAAGCGTTATCGCGAAGCAGCCTTGTATCGTATTCTTAACGGTTCATCAGTCGCGTAGTTGATTGACTGAGGGGCAGGGGAAACCCTGCCTCTTGGTAAGTTCACTAAGGAGAACAATGGCAACCTACACACTCGTAACACCAACCCTTGAGCAGGGTCCTATTGGTGGCCACCGTTTGCACACACATTTTAAACAACGCACTAAGAGTTACACTATCATCCTTAGCGGTGGTACTTACTCACTTATACAGTTTCCATCTGAAGACGAGTTAGCAACTTATACTGCTTACTACATGGGTGGATGTCAACATACTGGAGTTAGTGATGCTATCAGAACAGCAATGATTGCTGATGGTATTGTAACTTCAGCCAACTTCACACAGGAATAGGAAAATAAAATGGCAGCAAAATCAGCAGACTCAGCGCGCTCAGCAGCAGCCCGCAGTCAATCAGTAGCAGCAGGCAAAAAGGCAGATGCAAGCACACGCTCATCAATGCCTAAGTTAACAAAGATGGTAGTATCTCAGGCAACAATCAATAAGATTAAGACTGATGGTATGACAGCAGCACTTAAGAAGGTTGGCGCAGGAAAAGCATCTGCTTCATACGTTGAAGGTGCAAAGCGCATGTACGGTGCAGCTCGTATCAATACTGCAAAGAAGACCGCATCAGCTAAGTCTCAGCAAAATTCAATTGTTTCTAGTTATGGCTCCAAGGCACCAAAATCTGGTGGCGGTAAAGGCATGAGTTCTTACTAATAATGGGGCTTCACCAAAAACAAACACATCCAGAATTTGTAGAAGGCTGCTTTGGCTGTAAAATACAACTTCTTGAACTCTCTACTGGCGATGCCAGAGGTGATGTAATAGCAAGTGGCACTACCCAAAAAAAATGGAATAGTGAACTTGAGGCATACCGCAGTGCTAGAGCACAGGGTATCCAACCCAATGGGACAAATAGGAAACAAGTCCAGGCAGCACACGAAGCATCAGAAAAACTAGGTGCAGCCTATGACGGTAACACAATGGTACAAGCAAAAAAGATAGACAAACCAACAGCCACAGTAATGCGGGAACTCAAGGAAGCAGGAATACAATAATGGCAAGATATGATGAAGAAGATGCAATGTCAAACATGAGTTCTTCAATGAACTCTTCAAGCGAAAACAACTTACGCTCTAGAGCAACTGCTAGGGAATCTTACAGCGAACAAAGATTACGCAAAAACGCTAAGCCAGTAGCAAAAGCAAAGCCAAAGGCTAAGCCAGTTGTTGGTCGTGCTGGAGCACAGACTCCGGGACAACGTGCAAAACTTGCACCAGCAAAATCTCCAGATGAGGCCCGTGCACGTTATGCAGCAAGCAAGCCTAAGGCTACTTCAACTGGAGGATATCCTCGCGGTACAAATATGCCATATAAGTCTGGAACAAAATTAACTCCACAGACTATGCCAAAAAAGAAGAATGTTGGAAGCCGTCTTGCAGATTTAGTTACAGGTGCAAACAAGCCTAAACTTACCCCTGCTGCTAAAGCTGCAGAACAAGCAAAGTTAAAGAAGGCTTATGATATAGCCATGGCAAAGAAAAAGCGTAAGTAATCATGGCAAAAATGTCATCTAAAATGATGAAGGGCTACAAAGCCTACGAGAAGAAAGAATCTCCAGCCACCAAAAGAAAAGAAGCCAAGGCTGGTATGCATATGATGAAGGGCAAGCCAATGAAAAACTCTTCAATGAAAAAGATGGGGAAAAAGAAGTAATGGCTACTCCTAAGGCTAAACCACTTACAGGTGCAGCAGCAGCAGAAGAATATCGTAGGCAAGTTTCAAAAGCAGGCGTTAAAAAGGCTGAAGCAAATGCTAAAAAAGCCATTGACAAAAAGTATCCAGGACTAATTAAAAAAAGTTCTAATCCACTTCCAAGGTTAACAGCACGCGGAACTAGATAATTAAGGCGGGGACAAATGGCTAAACAAAAGAAAGAAACCTTAGCAGTCGCTTGGTGCGACAATGGTATGGTAGATGGAAAGTTTATGGAAGGTGTTGTAGACACCTTGATAAACTCAGGCGTAGAGTTCTGTGGCTCATTAAGAGCACACGGTAATCAGATAGCACAACAGCGAGAGATGTTAGTCAATCGCTGGTATGACAATAATAAATCTGATTGGCTACTCTGGCTTGACTCGGACATTATGATTACTCCAGAGAAGTTTCTTAAACTCTGGAATCGTAGAAATGCCGTAGATATTCCATTGCTTACTGGTGTTTACTTTACAAGTAACGAACCAGAGCAACCATTGATGAAACCGTTAGCAACTGTCTATGAGTTTGCTGAGGCAGAGTTTGGTATTGGGATTAGAAGGTTAGACCCACTACCAAAGAACGCCTTTATTAAAGTAAGTGCTGCAGGTATGGGCTTTTGCCTTATGCACCGCAGTGTAATAACAAGAATCAAGGAAGCATTACCAGGAGTTCCGTTCTTCACAGAGGTGGGTGCTAACAAGCAGTTTACTGGTGAAGACATCTACTTCTTTGCAGTAGTCAACAAGGCAGAGATTCCGCTCTGGTGTGATACTGGTGCAACAGTAGGACATATGAAGCGATTCAATATGGACGAGAACTACTATGATGCTTTTGGTAGAGGTAAGGGTTATGCAGACTAAATATCCTAATTGGTTTGAGATGACCGCAAGGGAAAACTTTGAGTCACAACTAATGCCACTTGCTGGCAAGTTTGGTCTTAGGTTCTTACAGGTTGGCGCTTTTACAGGTGATGCTTCTGTCTGGCTGGTAGATAACATACTTACCCAAAAGAACTCAGTCCTAGAAGATGTCGACATTTGGACTGGCTCAGATGAGCAAGAACATCAGGCTATGGACTGGCTAGACGTTGAACGTGTATACGATTCACGGATTGCCTTTCGGCCTAATGTGATTAAGTACAAGATGGATAGCAAAGAGTTCCTGCGTTCTATTGAGGAACCAACCTTTGACTTCATCTATATTGATGGAGACCACACCGCAGAAGGTGTACTACAAGATGCCGTGCTTGCTTGGAGATTACTCAAGCCAGGTGGGATTATGGCATTTGATGACTATCTATGGGAAGACCCTAGAGGTATCGAGTTCCAGCCAGGCTGGTCAATAGATACCTTTGTAGGGGCAGTAAAGGACGAATCAGAAGTTTTATTATCAAACTCTCAAGTATGGCTAAGGAAAAATAATGTCAGCAGCCTGGACACGTAAAGAAGGCAAGAACCCCAAAGGTGGCCTCAATGCCAAGGGCAGGGCATCTTATAAGGGTGGCACCCTCAAAGCCCCTGTAAAGGCTGGAGACAACCCTCGTAGGGCATCCTTTCTAGCACGTATGGGTGGAATGCCGGGACCAGAGCGCAAGCCTGACGGCTCGCCAACAAGGTTACTTCTATCCCTGCAAGCCTGGGGTGCATCATCTAAGGCTGATGCCAAGGCTAAGGCTGCAGCAATCTCTAAGAGAAATAAGGCTAAGAAATGAAGAAGAAAGCATTTTGGGATACAAAGAATCCTAATAAGAAATCTACTCCTTTGACCTCAAAGCAGAAGACTGCAGCAAAGGCTAGAGCAAAAGCAGCAGGACGACCTTATCCAAATCTTGTAGACAACGCAGCAGCAAAACGAAAGGCTAGATAATGGCAGGAACAGCGGGTAGTAGTTTAACAGCAGAATTAAATCGTCTTGCTAGTACAACTGGCAAGGCTGCACAAGGTGCTGCCAATGTTTACGCTGGCACATCTGGTCTAGGACTTATTGCAGCCCTTAACATCAAGGCTAGTGGTTCTCGTCAACCTTCTGCATACAAAGGACTCAACGCTATCTGCAATGAACTTGCTGGTACTACTGGTAAATCCGCAAGCGATGCATTAAGGACTATATGATGGCTACTTTAACCGATATGATTAATGAAGTGTCAATGAACCTTTCGGGTTACACACTTCAACAGGACCGCGCTACTCACATTACTGCAGATGTTGCAGCAACTGCTTCAACTATTGCTGCACCCATTACCCTATCCCTTGCATCTACCGATAGTGTAGGCAAAGGTGTTATTGAAATTGATGAAGAACTATTCTGGGTAGATAACTATGACCGAGTTGGTAACACCGCAACTATTGCTCCTTATGGTCGAGCATATCTAGGTACTACTCTTGCTACACACACGGCTGGCACTAAGGTTACTATTGCACCTACCTTCCCACGTTTTACAATTAAGCGAGCAATTAACGATACTATCAGCGCAATTGGCTCATCTATCTTTGCAGCCAATACAACTACAATTACATCTAACGCTGCAGTTGCAGCTTTTAGATTGCCTACTACTGGCACTACCTTAAACATTCGTAAAATTCTTAGTATTGCATATCAAACATTAGGTGCAAGCAAAGAGTGGACCCCTATTCGTTCTTATCGCTTTGATGGTAATGCTAACTCAACTGCATTTACTAGCGGTCAGACTGTATCTATCTATGACTACATTCCTTCGGGACGCAGCGTTCAAGTGGTATACGCCACTGACCCAAGTCCTTTTACTAGTTCTTTCTTTGCAGTTAACAATAAAGCGTTAACTAGTAATGTGGCTACTCTCACCACATCTGATGCTCACGATTTTGCCGTAGGAGATGTTGTTGGTGTATCTGGAGTAGACTCAACTTTTGATGGTGATTTTACAGTAGTGGCAGTTCCGACTACTACTACCTTTACTTATGCTAAAACAGCAAGCAATGTTACAAGTGCAGCAGTAAGCCCAACTGGTAAAG